TTTGTAAAAGTTAAATCTGTCTCGAGTAATAAAGTCACTGTAGAAGCAGAAGGAATTGTTGAACCAGACAATACAGTGGATTTAGACGGAAGAATAAGCAGATTGGTAGACAGCAGAGTTGATTCTCTTGCAAATGCCAATAACCTGTTACAGACAACTTCTGAGCCGCTAAAAAGAGTTTGGATAGACAAGAACGACAATGATCAGTGGTTAGTACTAGATCAAACCGATGCATACCAAGTCTTACAAACTCTTACAAAAAATGATTCGATTGAAAATGCAAACTTTGGTGTATCATTAGCAGTAAACAGAACTAATACAGTTTTAGCAGTAGGTGCTCCAGATGCTGATAGCGGCAAAATTTATGTATACACAAGAAGTGGAACTGCATCAAATTGGAAATTGAATCAAATAATTGATGCCGATGACACAGTAGCAGACGATCTGCAAAGATTTGGTGCAAGTGTTGAATTATCCGAAGACGGAAAATATCTAGCAATTGGATCACCAGATGCTTCAAATGTTAAAACTTCATTTAGAGGAGATTATTCTGAGACACAGGACTATGAACTTCAGGACATAGTAGAGTTCCAAGGTAGCCTTTGGAGAGCGCTAAACGACATCGCCGGCGCTGTAGATAATATTCTATTCGGAAGTTTTGAATCAGTTGCACAGATTAGATTAGAGTTAGGATTAACGCAGTCTGATAGCAAAAATCCAGCTGCATTGTTAGTCGGCGATTTTCCTTTTGTTAATAAAACAACAGATCATATTATAGTACGTGCGCCTAGAGACATGTATGAAGGATCTGCGGCAGGAGATAGTGTTAGATTAAAATGGAACGATCTAAGTTTTGCTTATCAAACGCAAGATAACCCTGCAAGCATTGAACCATTTGGTAATTCAATACCAGAGATAGATACAGCATTTGTCACAGACAGTCACGTTATTGCAGAAAAAGTAGATAGTATACTTTATGTTGATGCATCGACTACTGTGCCTCAAGTCGGGCAAACAGTAGAAACACAAGGAGGGCTCGGAACCGTTGCTTATGTTTACAGCGAAGAAGCACAAGTTACTATCTATGTTAAAGATCAAAACGGCACTTTCGGAGTATCGGGATCACTAACAACTGACATTGGCGAATTTGTTGGAGAATATGAAACCGTTGCTCCTACAGATACAACTGTAAACTCAGACGAATACTGGGGAGGTTATTGGAGAATTAATACGTCTAATATTACTGTAGGCGAAATAGGAACTGATACTGGCAGAGGACTAGTATATCATGATCTAACTCCTGCAGGCACTACTGATGTCGATAGATTTTATTATAATATTTTAGACTTCGAACCAGCGTCAGTTGTAGATACAAATCCTGCTAATTCAAACGATGTTATTAACAGTCAAATAACAACACTAACTTATGATGGTCAGCCGGGACCCGACGGAATAAGCGGCATAAGAAGAAGTTCACTGTTTGTTCTTAGAGCTCCAAAAGATTTAACTGATATAATAAACATTGCTGCACCCGGAGACACTGGCAACGACAAGATTGACGTTTTCTACAATAGTCTTCCTAGATTCGAAGATGCCAACTGGGAGCCTAATACTGAGTATACTGGAGGAACAATTCTAAAATTTGTTACTGCACAGGAAGACACTATCTATTGGAGAGTTAGAACTACACATACTAGTAGAGATCAGTTCTTAATCGACGACCCTACATCAGAGGATCCACAGGACCTGACATATGATGTTCTACTCTACGAACCGTTAGACGAATTAGAATTTAAAGATCCTAGAACAATCGGTTTAACACTATCTGATATAAACAAAACTCATACTGTACACGACTTATGGGACGGTTACTTAGATGTTCAAATTACAAGAACACTAAATGATGTACCTCTAGAACCGAAAGTAGGAATAGTAGTCAGAGATGTAACAAATGGTGGTACAGGCGAAGTTGTTTTCTATCAAAAGTTTGATACTGAGAATATTAGACTGTATGTTAAAAATGTTCAAGGTACCTGGGCAGCAGGTAATGACTTCGGTGAAAACAGAGAAATCGAATTCCTAGCAGATGGCAGCGGAGATCCGATATATGATCCCGCTTCTCCAGGAGTCGATCCGCAAACCGGATTACCGCTAATAGGATCACGAGTTTTTGGACAAACACAGTCAAGAAGTCTTGGATTAGAAGAATCAGGTATCGGCAAATTAATAGTGTTAGACAGAGTGTCTGATGTTGCTCTACAGAACGAGGACACTATTTTTGATGCAGAATATTGGTTTTACAGAGAAGAAAATATTGCCGGTGTTTCGAGACCAGCAAATATTCCGTCGGAAGTTAATAATGATTGGGAAGAAGTATTTAATATTCCTGTTATTGCCGGAGGAACGCCTAGCGGATTTGATAAAGAAGGAATGTATTCTGTTTTCGAAAGAATCGGATCGAGCCAATATGTAAAACTTGGTGCATTTGTTATACCTGAAAGAACAGATAATACTCGTCTAGGACAAGACCTTAAACTGGGCAAGATTAATCAGCTTTATAAACTATTTGTAAAAGCTCAAGGTGACGGCACAGAGTCGAACCCAGGAAGAATCTATATAGTTAATAATGGAATCGGCGAAGATTATAACTTCGGTTGGGAGTTTAGCAGAGATAAAAGATATCAAGGAGCATATTCTAATACTAGAAGATACTTCGAAGACAACATAGTATTTTTTGACGGTAATCTATATCAAGCAATTACCAATTTAGCACCTGGACTATTTGATCCTAGTGATTGGGTATTACTGGAAAATACTAAAGATATCCTGGGCTATATTCCAAATGATACAGGTATAAATCTATTCGACGATATTAGTAGTATACTAGATCAAGACTTAATGACAGAGTTTGCTGAAGACTTTGATATTAGCAGATCAGGCGAAGTGTTGGTTGCATCTGTAAAATATAGAGACACAAAAAATAACACAATTGCAATCTATCGTAACAACGGAGGCTTATACCAAAGATATCAAGAAATTCCAGCTCCTAGTAAAGTAACAGAGTATGGATCTACAGTTTCAATAAGCGACGACGGTAAATTAATTGCAGTTGGCGCACCATTTAATGATGATGTAGGATTAGATCACGGAAAAGTTTATATCTATAAACAAGTTAATGGAAAATTTGAATTAACACAAGAGTTGCACAGCCCAGATAACGATACAGCTGAGTTATTTGGATTAGAAGTTGACTTTGACGGGAATGTACTAGTTGTTTCCAGTCGCAACGGCGATGCATTTGTAGAAGCAACATTTGATGACAATACAACTATATTAGATGGCGGATTTACTAAAATTAAATCCTACAACGAAGATGCTGGTGTAGTTAGAATTTTTGAAAGATTTGGAGATACACTGGTTTATGGACAAACTATAGATTTTGACGATAGCGGCGTAAGATACTTTGGCAGAAATGTTAAAGTAACAGGAAACCATGTCTATGTAGGAATGCCATATCTGGAATTTTCAGGAGGATCTGAAGGAACCGTTGTAGACTTTGTTAAGCGAAAGAATATATGGACACCTTTACGTCAAGCAAAAACTACAGTTAATGTCGATAAAATTAAACGAGTATTACTGTATGATACAAAGACTAATGAGCTATTACAGTACTTGGATTACATAGATGTGTTACAAGGTAAAATTGCAGGTCCTGCAGAACAGGAACTTTCATATAAAACATATTATGACCCTGCAACATATACCGACGGGACCGGAGTAAATATTGACTCGACTAATAGTTGGAGTGTTGAACAAGTAGGAAAACTATGGTGGGATTTAACAAATGCGAAATTTAAAAATCCTTATCAAGACTCTGTAATCTTTAGTGCTAACAACTGGAATGGTTTGTTTTCGGCTGCTAATTCTATAGACGTTTACGAATGGGTTGAAAGTACACTGCTACCATCTGAGTGGGATGCTCAAACTGGATCTGAAAGAGGATTAGCAAGAGGAATTTCTGGTAGATCCAAGTACGGCGACAATGCTTATGTTACAAAGAGAAAATATGATCGTGCGTCGAAGTCATTTACTACCTATTACTATTATTGGGTAGGCAACAAGACTACTCTGCCTAATATTCAAAGCAGAACACTGAGTGCAAATGATGTTGCAGCACTAATCCGAAATCCTGCAGAGCAGGGATATAGATTCATTAGTTTGATTTCTCCGAATCAGTTTGCACTGCATAATTGCGAAGGATTAATTAGAGGCAACGATATTGCACTAAGCATACAGTATTATACAATAGACGATCAAACAAATAATATACACAACCAATATCAAATAGTATCAGAAGGTTTAGCATCAAGCCGTCCTAGTAGAGATATTGAACAGAAGTGGGTCGATAGTCTTATTGGTTATGATCTAGCTAATAGAGCAGTACCTGCTCCTGAATTGAGTGCTAAACAAAAATATGGTATATTAAATAGACCAAGGCAGAGTTGGTTTATTAATAGAATAGAAGCACTTAAAGAAGTTATAACAAGAATTAATTCAGTCTTGATTCAGACATTAATTATAGACGACAAATCTCTTGCTAGATTAAATGAAAAAGAAGAAGCACCTAGCGTAACTAGTAGACGTTACGACAGAACAGTTGAATCTGAAGCTGACTTGCAGTTTGTAGGTGTAGCAAGAGCTAGACAAGCGGTGATAAGTCCAATTATTACAGACGGAAAAATAGTCCGTGCTGAGATCGTTGATCCCGGCAGAGGATATCTGCAACCACCGTTACTCGAAGTTAATGGTCTAGGAGAAAATGCAGCACTATCAGCAGAAATTAATAGCGTTGGAAGCATAATTTCAGTGACAGTTATTAATAGCGGACAGAACTACAACGAATTTAATACGTCAATAAGCACTAGAAGGTTTACCGTACTTGTTGAAAATGATAGTACACTGGATGGAAGATGGTCACTGTACGAAAGAGATACAGCAGCAAGCCAGTGGATTAGAGTCGCTAGTCAAAGCTATGATGTAACAAGATACTGGAACTACATTGACTGGTATGATGTTGGATATAGTCAGTTTACTGAAATTGATCAATTGATTGATTTTTCTTATGAGCTACAAGGGCTAAACAACAATATAGGAGACATTGTTAAAATTAACAATATAGGCTCAGGCGGCTGGCTATTACTAGAAAAAATTGATGAGCAGCCGGGCGTCGATTACACTGTTAATTATAAAACTATAGGCAGACAAAATGGAACCCTACAGTTAAACGATTCTTTATATGATGTAGAAAAGAATCTAGCTGGATTTGATGTTACAACATTTGATACTTTAGTATTTGACGGACAGCCTAGCCAAGAACTAAGAATTATATTAGAGGCTATAAGAAACGACATATTTGTAGACGAACTTGCAATTGAATATAATAAACTATTCTTTGCAAGTTTGAGATATGTATTTTCAGAGCAGCCTTACGTAGACTGGGCATTTAAGACTTCGTTTATTAAGGCACAGCACAATGTAGGTGATTTAGAACAAAAGATTAGTTTCCAAAATGACAATCTAAGTAGCTACGAAGAATATATTAAAGAAGTTAAGCCATATAAAGTTAAGGTTAGAGAATACCTTTCATCATATGAAAAATTAGATAACTCTCGTTCAATGACTACAGACTTTGACTTGCCTCCTTCGTATTTAATAGGTACTAACGAAATTCGTTCGAAGAATATTAAGGTAATTGATAATGCAATAATATCTCAGGATCAGTCACTTGATACCTATCCTGACAGACACTGGGCAGACAATGCTGCTTATAAGGTTGTAAGAATTGAAGTAACTGATGCAGGAAGTGGGTATGTTGCTGCTCCTGTTGTTACTATTGCAGGCAGCGGCGGACAAGGCGCCACAGCAACAGCAAGTTTAGGAAGAGATGGCGCTATCAGCAGCATAAATGTTGTTAGCCAAGGGTCAGGATATCTAAGCAATCCCGAAGTTAGAATAAACGGATCGATTCGAGACGGCGGCAGAGAAGCAACAGCGGTAGCTGTTATAGGCGACTCTCCTGTTAGAAGTATGCACACTATAATAAAGTTTGATAGAGTAAGCGGAAATTTTGAATTCGTAAACCTAGAAACAAAAGAAATGTTTACGGCTACCGGTAACAGATCAATTTTTAACTTACAATGGCCAATGGATTTGAGAACCACTAGAGTATCGGTTTTTGTAAACGGAACAGAAGTGCTAGGCGGAAATTACTCTTATAGAAATAATATTGATAATTCAAAAGGGTATGATCGTTACCTGGGACAAGTAGAATTTAATAATCCTCCAGTTGCTGAATCTGAAATTGAAATTGTATATTTTAAAGACATTAATTTGTTAAAAGCACAAGATAGAATTAATGTTGCGTATAATCCTTCAGGAGACCAGTTAGGTAACACCTTGGGTCAGCTAATGACAGGTGTAGATTACGGCGGAGTAGAAATTAAAAGCTTTAATTTCGGCGGATCAAGTGGATGGGATAGTCAACCGTGGATGGCACAAAGTTGGGACATATACGACACAACGTTCGAAGATGAAATTTTTAGACTTGACGGCTCTACAATTAGTGTTGAATTAAGCAAGCCGTTAGAAGACGGTGTAGTATACAACTTATACAGAGTGTCTTATGATTCGAACGGACAGATTTTAAGCAATGTTCGACTAGACGATCCCGACTATGACGGAACTGTTATGGTTGACAAGCCACATGTTGTTATGAACCCTATAATAGGTGATGGCGAAACAACAACTATATTCTTAGATGAACTAGGAGTTTCTACTGTACCCGAAGATAGTACAGAAGCAGAAATTACTATTATAATCAGAAAAATAAACAGCGACGGCGCATTCCTGCCAGATCCAGACAGCTATGATACTGCTCTGAGTGGCGGCGATCTAGCTTATCAAACTGCTACAGGATTGCGTGCAGAAGACATTAATGTCGATGGAGACGGATTTGTTACGGTAACAACTAGTGCAGGCCCGGAAGAAATTATTCCAGGACAAGTAATGGATACACTTGATATCACTGTATACGAAAAGTCTACGGGCGGCGCCAGCGAAATCACAGTTAGAAACTATGTAGGCGACGGCGTTGCTAAAGAATTTAATATAGGCACAACACCTGTAGCTAGAGACAATCTGTTTATTAAAGTAAACAACTCTATCATCAAAGACGAAAATGCTTACTATATCGATTACAACAGTAAAAAAGTGGTATTAGATGTTGCTCCGGCTGATGGTGAACGAGTAATGGTAGCTACATTAGGGTTTGCTGCACCTGTAATAATCGATATTGATACATATACAGGTGACGGAATAACATCTGAGATTTTATCTAATGCAAGATTTGAGGAAGATGCCGAAGCATTTGTAACAGTAAACGGCAAAAAAATAAATGTGGTACTCGAAGAAAGCGACGACTCTTACGAGTATCCTGGAAACTTTGTAATTAAGTTCCCTCAGCCACCGTTTGACGGCGCAATTATTAGAGTTTTGATTTCTAAACAAGACATTAATGAATACGAATATAGTCAAGTAACCATTGATACTATAAATGCTGACGGAAGCACAACATCGTTTGAACTGGGCCAAGCACCGTTTGAGCAAGATCCAGCAAGAGCGTATATGCTAGTACAAGTAAATGACAGAGTGCTAAATCCAGGTTATTCCGAAAGGTTTATTATATCTGAATTTAGAGAATACCAACTTGATTTAACGCAAGTGCCTGTAGCAAGTGTAAACGCATTCGAATTAGAAGTTTATCTAAATGGCAGACAATTAGAATTTTTACAAGAATGGACATTCGAAGGAGCTGGAATTTTTGATCCGACTGCTCCTCCTGCAGGACAACCAGGAAGTACAGTTATATTAGAACGAGGCGTTGGTGAACCAGGAGACGAACTGTTGGTGTATGTGATCACTGACTCTGAATACAGAATGGGTTATTTTGATAGCGGAAATAACTTTATCAAAACACCTTCTACAATACATTTTGATAGTGTATTCAATGACGGAGATGTTATTACAGTTTACCAATACAGCAATCATGATAGTCAAGATATACAGCGTCAAGTATATGACGTAGTAGAAAGAACAGAATTAACTATTGGAACAGAAGAATACTATGAGTTTAGAAATCTGCAAAGAGGACTTATAGAGTTAAGAAAACCAGCAGTTGATGCTCAATATGTATGGCTAGTTCAAAATGGCACGTTATTAACACCTAGTGTTGATTATAGTGTAACTCCAGATAGACGTTATGTTAAGATGTTAACTCCTCCGAGTGAAGGTGATCTACTTCAGTTAATGCATTTTGCTGGAAGTAGCATTGTTAATAGATATGGTTGGAGACAGTTCAAAGACATGCTAAACAGAACTCATTACAAGCGTCTTGAGGAAATGTATACCTTATCAGAAGACCTTAGCTGGTCCGATAAGAGCATAAAAGTAGTTGATGCAACAGGATTACCGGAACCTGAATATGATTCAAGATATCCAGGCGTACTGTTTATTGAAGGTGAAAGAATCGAATTCTTCAAAAGAGACGGCAACGAGTTAAAACAAATACGTCGAGGAACATTAGGTACTGGAGTTAAGGACTTGTACCCAGCAGGAACTATGTTTATGGAACAGGGCGTTGATGCGTCTATACCGTACAAAGACGAAACCGAAATAATCACCGTAGATGCAGGAGGTTATTCTAGAGCAAGCACTGTTTATGAAAACAGTCCAGGAATGAGTGTAGAGAAGATTTACTACACAAGTAATAATAACAGTGCATTCCCGCTTGGCGGAGACCCGATACCTGTTATAAATTACCCGGGTCAGTATGCTGTAGTAATCGGAACGGGATTCAAGCAGAATGTAACAGCATTGGTAGGAGAAACTGAGTGCGAAACTACATTTGTAAGCGACACTGAGTTAAGATTCAAAACTCCTGCGTTGCCAGTAGGATCGTATGATTTAGTAATTGTAAATCCTGCAACTAATGTTCCAGTAGACCAACCTCGAACAAGTGTTGTTGTCCCGGATGCAATACCTTACTTACAGATATTGTTACCATTTGCGCCTGCTCCGAATCCTACAAGTGCAACTGGGTGGTACAAAGACCTTGAAACTATTAGAGTACAAGATGCTATTCCGGGAAGGGGATACATTATTGATAATCCGGGCACAACAGACTTTACAGCATTCGGAGCTCCTAATAATTTCAGCGGCACTGAATTTATAATCCCAAGAGACATAGATACAACTCTTCTTTCAGGAACTGGTACCCTAAAAGATTTTGTAAGTATTCCTTTAGAATATTGGGAAGCACAGGATATTGAAGTATTTGCTGCCGGACGCAGACTTCGTAAAACTCCAATCAGTGTTTACAATTATGATGCTCAAGATTCTCCGGAAGGCGACATTATAGTCGAAGCAGAGTTTGCAGTAAATAGAAACGTAGGCGCTTATGTTCGTCTAACAACGCCTCCACCAGAAGGCACTAAAATAACTATTGTTAAGAAAATTGGATCAACATGGTCTGATCCTGGTACGCCGCTTTCACAAGCCGACGGCGATGTAGCAAGATTCTTACAAAGTAAAACAACGGATCAGCCACGATAAATAGTGTATAGGAATAAGAAAAATGTCAGATAATTTTAAAGATCAAAGCGGTGTATTAATACAAGGTCATATTCATATACATGATCCAGCAGCTGGAACAACGTATGTGAATAAGAGAAATGCTATTCATTACGAAAATATGAGTATTTCTTTAGCAGAGTCAATTGCTAATAAGGGCGATGGATGGATATATGAATTGTCATTGGGCAACGGCGGCACAAGCGTTGACCCGACCGGCATCATTACATATCTAACACCTAATACTACTGGAACTAATGCTAGCTTGTACAATCAAACATATTCGAAAGTAGTCGATGACAGGAGTGTTAATAACATAGATCCTATAAGAAATAAAATAGAAACAAGACACATTAGCGGTACTAACTACACAGATATTGTAGTTACTTGTTTGTTAGACTACGGCGAGCCCAATGGACAGGATGCGTTTGACACTGCTACAGATGAAAATAGTTCTTTTATATTCGACGAACTAGGATTACGAAGTTATTCATTAGACGGAACAGGTAGATTGCTTACTCATGTAATTTTTCACCCAGTGCAAAAGTCGTTGAATAGACTTATACAGATTGATTACACTGTCAGAGTGCAATCACTAAGCGGTTTTAATGAGGGGTAATTAAATGGCATACAGTATACCCTATACGGATCAAGCAAACAAAGGTACGATAGTTGTTGAAGACAATACAGTCAACACTGAAACTACATTAAAGATCCCGGGAAGGAATGCAACAGCATACGGTCCATCGATAGGAGAAAATTTTCTTCACTTACTAGAAAATTTTGCAAGCGCAACCGAGCCAGCGAGACCAGTAGAGGGTCAATTATGGTATGACACTACTCCTAACGCTGAACAGTTAAAAGTATATGATGGTACAACTTGGATTCCGTCCGGAGGCCTTAACAAAGGAGCTGCCGAACCAGATGTTGCATTTTCGCAAACTGGTGATCTTTGGGTAGATACAGATAATCAACAACTTTATCTTAACTCTGGATCTGGCTGGGTATTAGTAGGTCCGAATTTTAGCGATGGACTGTCTACAGGAGCTTCCCCGATTACTATTACAGGGGCAGACAATGTTGATTATACAGCCATACTAGTAGAAGTTCAAGCTCAGCCTGTTGCGATTATATCAAATAACGAATTTATTCCAAAAGCAGTTATTCCTGGATTTACAACAATTAAGTCAGGAATAAATTTAAGTAATCGAGACATATCAGGAGACGGTGCTCCTAAATTTATAGGAACATCGGAAAAAGCAGAAGCACTTATTGTTAGCAACGAAACTGTATTAGCTGGAAACTTTTTAAGAAGCGACACTACAAGTACAACACTGTTTCCTTTGAATATTCAAAATAACACAGGATTGACTGTCGGAACTGATGCAGCGTTAAATGTTGCAGTAGAAGGTCAAGCGGGAATTATTCAACACCAAGTTGAAGGTTCTAATATTGATGTACGTGTCAGAAATCAAGGAAGAACTAGAACAGTATTAAGGGTAGACAGTGCATTAAGAATAGGCGTTAACAACGAAGCGCCGGACGAAGCACTTGATGTTGTAGGAAATATTCAAACAGATTCTAATATCTTTATTAACGGTGTAGCAGATAGTTCTACAATTGGAACAGGAAGCCTTGTAACTAAAGGTGGAATAGGAGTTGCAAAAAATCTAAATGTAGGTGCAGATTTGCAAATTAACGGATTAACAACACTGAGTAATACTGTTCCGGATGGAAATAATACTAAAAACTTAGGATCTCCGACGGCAAAATGGCAGAATGTTTACTCAACTACGTTTATCGGTAACCTAACAGGTAATGTAAATGGTACGGTTTCTGGAGTTGCAGGCAGTGCAAATAGACTAACTTCAGCAAGTACATTTAGAATTGCAGGAGACGTAGAAGCAGACGATGTTACCTTTGACGGACAAACAGGCGGCTCTTTAAAGATATTCAATACTCAAATTTCGAATCAGTTTATTGCATCTAAAGATATTACATCAACAACCCAGATCGACGACGAAGTCCTTATAAACAGGACTACGGGTACAACTGGTATTTTCCGTATTTCCAGAAGAAATCTTTTGAATGCAGTGCCAACAAATCCTCCAGGAGTTATTTTGCCTTATGGAGGAACAACTGCGCCGTTGGGTTGGTTATTGTGCGATGGTACAGAACATAGAATTTCTGATTTTACCGAACTATTTAATGTTATTGGCTTTAATTTCGGAGCAAGAACAACTGTAACATCCGGTTTCTTTAAAGTTCCGGATCTAAGAGGAAGACTTCCTTTAGGCACAGACAATATGGGAGGCGTTAGTGCCGACGTTGTCGAAGCCGACTATGCAGACGGTGTTGGTCAAATCGGCGGCTCGGAAACTAGAAATATTGAAGTTGCAAATCTTCCAGAACACAAGCATAATATGCGCGGCGACAGCGGAGATCAATATTTTGGTATTAGAGATATTTCTGGCACACCAAGCGACTCAGAAGCAATTGTATATGATTCTCCAACAGGTTTAGGTAACGGACAAGCCTTACCGAACAGCGGAGGCGTTATTAATGAAGGCGCACTGGGTGACGCTCTAAACATAATGAACCCAACACTGTCATTAACTTATATCATATACACTGGTAGGAGCCTAACATAATGAGTTATAAACTAAACAAAACTGATGGTGAGTTGTTAATAGAACTAGCGGACGGGCAACTCGATGTCACTACTACTGATATAACTCTTATTGGAAGAAATTATAAAGGATTCGGTGAAGCTTTTAACGAAAACTTAGTTAAGATGCTAGAGAACTTTGCTAGCACTGGCGCACCATCGAATCCTCTTATAGGTCAGCTATGGTATGATACTAGTGATCAACGTTTAAAACTATATGACGGAACAACATTTAGAACATCAGGCGGCCCAATAGTTAGCTCTAGTAGACCTAATATGGTAGCTGGAGATATTTGGATTGATAACCTAAACAATAAAATGTATTTCTTTGATGGAACTGATTTAGTGTTAGTTGGTCCCGATTATGACAGCGGGCAAGGACAAACCGGATTCGAAGTTGCATCGGTGATCGACATCTCTGCTAGAGAACGTGTTATTCTCAAAATTTGGGTAGGAGGAACACTTTTTGGAATTATCGCAAAAGAAGAATTTAGACTTAGCGGCGACAACAAAGTTCCTGGATACCCTGATGATCCAGATGATTCTTTTTTTCCGCCACGCCAGCTTGTATTAAAAGGATTTAATTTTGTTGATAGGTCTTTTTGGTACCAAGGAACTGCTGCTAATGCTAGAGCACTAGTAGACGCCCAAGGAAATGCTAAAACCAGCGCAAACTTTCTTCCTTCAGATGCAAACGGTGCAACTACAGGAAGTATTTCTATTAAAAATAGTGCTGGATTAAGTGTTGGTATTGGAGATACAGAATATGCTGCACTTAAAATTGTAGGAACTACTACAACACTAGAAACACAACAAAGCGGAACAAATATTTCCTTAAGAACTAGAATCGGTAACCAGTTTACTAATCCTGTTTTTATTAATTCAAGTAATGGAAGAATTGGTATGTACAATACCGCTCCTCAATATACATTGGATTTAACAGGCGATTTTAGAACTACAGGAAATGCTATCATTGACGGTGATTTAACAGTTAATGGAAATGCAACTTATCTTGATATAGCAACTCTTCAAGTAGAAGACAAAAATATCGAACTATCATTGTCTAATGGTTCAGCAGCAGGCAACGATTCAATTGCAGACGGAGGCGGATTAACTTTAAAATCATCTGACGGTGATAAGAATATTACATGGTTAACTTCAAACGATGCTTGGAATTTTAATCAGGATGTTAATTTAGACCTAGATTATGAGTTTAAAATTAATAACCAACTAGTATTAAGCAGAACAGAGTTGGGACCGACTGTTACTACTGCTAATGGTCTTTCTAGTATTGGAACACTAACTGAACTTAATGTTGATAATGTTAATATTAACGGAAGTGCGATAACAGTGAGCACAGGATTAACTGTGGATGCTACTGGAGATGTAACATTTAGTAATTCTAGAATAAAGGATGTATTAGATCCAGTTGATGATCAGGATGTTGCAACAAAACTGTATGTAGATACACAACTTAGTTTAGAACCAGTTGCATTAACCTTGGACATAACAGGGTTGAATACTCCTTCGGAAGGAAATCCATACACCGATGTACTTGCAATTTTAGAAAGTATTTCTCCTGCATCAAGAAAAGCAAACAATGTCGAAGCTAGAATACATTGTACATCATATGTAAGTTCCAACTTGGCAGGTTTCGATGTACAAGGAGCAGCCAACAAGAGTTATATAAGCGTGATTTCGGACGACAGCTCAGCAGTATCTGTTGTTCAGGACATCAATTTTGACACAGTGTCGGGTACAGCATCATTTACACCTGATAGATTAACAATGATATTTAGAGTTTCTGGAGGGTCTTGGACTTGGATAAGTACATCCTGATATGCGATAAATATCATATACAGTAGGGTTAGAGAATGGCGTATACTATTAACAAATTTGATAGATCATTTTTAGCTTCGGTTGAAGATGGAACTATAGACAGAACCACAGACTTGCAGTTTGTAGGTAAAAATTTTGCCGGATACGGTGAAATACAAAATGAAAATTTCCTGTTTTTACTTGAAAATTTTGCAGGCGGTAATCCAACACCAAAGCCTTTAAGAGGGCAACTTTGGTATGATACTGCGAATAGAAAAATCAAAGTATATGATAGTGCAATTTGGAAAACACTAGGAGTTACCCAAGTATCAACTTCTGCTCCGAACGGATTAAGAGAGGGCGATAGTTGGTGGGATTCTACTAATAAACAATTATATACTTTTAACGGTACAGAGTACGAGTTAATTGGACCAGAAAAAGCTGGCGAAAACACTACTAGAATGGTCAGTGCTACAGTAAAAGACACTATAGACAATGATAGACCAATTGTACAAGCTATAATAAACGACAAAACTCAATTTGTGATCAGCGAATTCGAATTTACTCTAAGTTCTGAAACACCTATTGAAGGATTTTCTACGATTAAAAAAGGTATCACTTTAGTAGATACTACGTCGTCAGACGGAGTTACAAACCCTCCAAACACATGGTTTTGGGGAACAGCTAGCAACTCAGAGTTAGTAGACGGTTTAACTAGCAGTCAGTTTTTAAGAAGCGATCAGAATACAAGCCTAACTGGCGAGTTTTTCTTTAGCAATTCTAACACAGGAGTAAACTGGTTCGACGGTGATATTGCCATTAAAGGCAATAATAACCTAGAGTTTACTACTAGAAGCGACGACAATGTAGTATTTACAGCTGGCTCAACAGAAACGCTTAAAATCAATCCTAACACCGGTTCTTTAGGGTTAACTTATCTAGGAAATACTGTTTGGCACGAAGGCAACCAAGGCTCTGGCAGCGGATTAAACGCTGATCTACTAGACGGATTTGATCACACAGACTTTTTAAAGGTAAATGCCAAAGCTGTTGACTCGGAATTACTAGACGGGTTAGATAGCACAGCATTTTTGCAAAGATCCGGCGGAATAATGACTGGTGACATACAGTTTGTAGACGATGCAGAAGGAATATCTTGGACTAGAAACACCGACGGCGCAAGCATTAGGTTTTATAACGTTGATGATTCAGATAATAACAGCAGACTAGAATTCCAAACAACTGATAACGGAAACGAATTCTTTTTATGGACCATAAAACTTAGTGGCAGCACGGACTCCACTGAGATAATGAAGTTAGACCCTAGTAATGTTACTAACGGATTAACTTACAGAGGAAATACTGTTTGGCACGCGGGCAACGATGGCCCTGGCTCAGGATTAAACGCCGATACACTAGACGGTCTTAATAGCACTGACTTTTTAGAAGTTGACGGCAAAGCTGTTGCAGCCTTCCAAGCTGATACGGCAGCTAACGCTAACAATGCTAACACAGTTGGCGGCGTAAACCAAAATGCATTTTTTAGAAAAACCGGCGGATCGGTCAGCGGATTTATTACACTGCATGCCAATCCTACACACGCTTTTCATGCGGCAACTAAAACATATGTTGATACACTAGTAGCACAGTCTGACCCATTTTGGGCAGGAGCAACTACATTTGCTAATGTAGCAGCAACTTATCGACATTTTCCGATCAATACTAGAGTTTCTTTTTGGGAAGAACGTGTTTATCATAGGCCAGCAAATTCAAACGGTGGTTCGGTGACGATTTCAGATAGATACAGAAGAACAATCAAAAAAGTAGGCGCTAATTCTTGGATAAACATTGGAGGATAACATGTTAGAAATTGAAAGAGTACAATCACTAGCACAATTTAATAAACTTAACGGCACTTTTATTACAGTGCTAGGTATGGTTGACGACGTTTCATTACTTAATCATGATTTCTACGATTATAAAGAAATTTCAATAGATCCGTACAATGAAACACTTGTAGGCACTTACGATAATTTTGAAATAGTTAACATTCATGAAGGCTCGCTGGAAATAAATGAAGACATGCTCAACGAGCTTGCTCGAAATAAAATTGTTAAAGAGTATCCTATTGAAAGACAGTTAAGTGTACTAGGGTCTGTGCTTGAGAAACTTGCAGATACTGCAAATATAGAATCAGAAGAATTAAAAGAAATGAACGATTTTATAAATGAAATAAAACGAACCAATAAGATACGCAAAGAATTTTACGCAAATAATCCAGATTATGACTATAAGAGCACAGAAGAGCTAGATGAACTAATAGAGAAAAAATACGAAGGAAGTATCCAGGCATACAATGGACAATTTACAAGTATATAAAGTTTACGATACAGACACGATTGACGAAATACGGTCTTTAGTAGAGTCAATAGACGAGCCCAGGTGGATCAAGAGAACAGAATTGCAACCGGGGCGTGCAATTAAAGATTCGACTTGTAGTTACGAATATTGTAATCATGTACAAATGCCAAAAGAACTCCGAGAGTATTTTAAAAAGATTGCACCAGTTTACCGAGATTTTTTCTTGTCAGAAATAGCAATTAACAAATATCAGCCTGGAGACTATATAGGCCCGCATAGGGACAGACATGACTTTAGAAGAAATTTAGTAGTGTCTTTACAGACGAGTAATGATGGATTGTTAATAGATGAAACTGACCAGTTTATTAGAGATGAAGCAGGTCAGGGTGTATTAATCGAAGGAATTGGACCAATACATTCGGTGCCTTCAACTACACAAGTTAGATATTCATTAATTTTTTTATATGAGTGAGAGAATATGTATAAGATAGAAACACAGTTAACAGCCGATGCAATAGATTCGCTAGAGTCATTACTGCAAGAAATAGAATTTAAATCGAATGATATTAGACCAGGAGTCAATGCACCTGAAATTATGAGTGTGTATACTCATGCTAAATGGTATGACTGGAATCGTCAACAAAAAAATACGTTCAAAAATGCATTCGGAGACCATATTAATACAGCAGTAGTAGGCTGGTTTATAACATTTCCTGAATCAGGATTCTTAGACATTATGGATTACTGGCAAAATTTGCCATCTGCAGGATTTGTTGTTGCATATTCTCTTACAGATAATAACAGTATAAAAATCGGTAATGATAGCGTGATTTTGCAAAAAGGTGAAGGAATAAGCTTTAGCCTTAAAGAACTACACGAAGTATCTGCAGAATCGTTTGAACGACGTTGGGCTTGCGTAATGCAGTTACAGTAAAAACAACTAAATACATTAGTTAATAGGAATTAAACAAGATGGCATATCAGATAGATAGATATAACAAAACATTGCTTACTGTAGTCGAAGATGGTACTATCGACCAGACTACAGATTTGAACTTTGTTGGAAAAAACTATGCTGGTTACGGCGAAATACATAACGAAAATTTCTTATATCTGTTAGAAAATTTTGCAGGCAGCAATCCTCCACCCAGAGCTATAAGCGGGCAGGTTTGGTTTGATTCCTCAACTGGTAAATTAAAATTTTATGATGGCGTTAAGTGGCGCACAACAGGCGGAGCTGAAACAACTCCTGATGCTCCTGCAGGTCTAACCGAAGGCGATTTTTGGTGGGACAATGCAAACGAACAGCTATATGCATACAACGGAACAGATTTTATACTGATAGGTCCTCAAGATGCAGGAGAAGGCGTAACACAGATGCTATCTCGAAGTATCCGAGACAGCCAGGGAACTTCTCGCAGTGTAATTACAGCAGTTATAAGCGACAGTGTAGTATTTACAGTATCTAATGAAGCATTTACTATTGATAATACAGATGCAGAAAATGTAATTCCTGGGTTTGATGTAATTAAAAAGGGTATAACCTTAGTAAATACTCAAGCATCAACTGGCGGGATCACATCAAATGATCATATATTTTGGGGAACATCCAGTAACTCATTAAAATTAAACGGTGTAGATGCAGATAGGTATGTAATTTCTGAGCCAGGAACTCCGACGGTCTTTGACAATGCTGCTCAGTTTCCAGACGAAGGATTCTCGGTCGGCGATTCAAATGACTTACAAGTATTTGTTCCTAGTAATACAGACAACAAAATTGCAATCAGTAACGAAATCGGAGACACAATATTTTTTAGCGCAAAGGATGCAAGTGGAGTTAAAAACACAGTGCGTGTTACACCAACTGCTTTACTGCCAGGTGTTACTAATATAAATGAAGCCGATGCTAATAATTATTCGTTAGAAACAGTTACAATTGGTAATGCAGCATCTCCCTTTTCAAATGTATTTGCTACAAACTTTACAGGATTGTCAGAAAAAGCTGCTGCATTAGTTGTTGGCGGAAACAATAGAGCAGGATCTATTGAGGCTACCGATAATACTGTTGCAGTAAGAGATAATTCAGGCAACCTAAGAGCCAATCTGTTTATTGGTACTGCATTATCGGCGAGATATGCAGACTTGGCAGAAAAATATACAACTGATCAAGAATACCCAGTAGGAACAGTCATGATGATCTGTGATCATATAGACCACGAAGCAGAAGAATGCTCAGATGGCGGAATACCAATCGGTGTTATTTCTGCAGAACCGGCATATCTAATGAACTCAGAATCCGAAGGACAGGCAATTGGACTTAAAGGACGAGTTCCGGTAAGAGTTATGGGCATTGTAAAGAAAGGACAACCAGTTTACGCCTGGCAAGGCGGAATAGCAACTTCGGAAGTTACAGAATACTTGGTAGGAGTTGCGTTAGAATCAAGCAACCAAGAATCGGAAAAATTAATCGAGTGCGTGCTAAAGGTATAAATATTTTAGTATAATATATGCACTTTATGAGGAATAGAGAATGGCAGTAAGTAGAGGCGATCTTGTAACAGCCGCACAGTATAACGGATTACAAAATAGAATTCAACAGGTGTTGGGTGTCGGATCCAGCGATTTCGGTTACGGACAAACTGTAATTAGCTCACAGGTTTCTGGACCAGGAGTTAGCTCAGACGCCGAGGTTGTTTCTGCTGAACAGATGCAATCTTTGCGTGATGACTTTGATAGAGCACTTAAACACCAAACAGGTAATAATATTTCTATTGCACAACTTGCTTCAGGTGATCTTATTGGTGCAGATGTTTCCACTGGCGATCTTCCTAATTTTACAGGCGAAGATACAGATGGCGACGGCTTTACTGATTTTACACTATCTAACACAGTAGCTACTAAGGGTTTTAACGATTATCTAACTATAATGACAACGTTAGAAGCCGGAAAAGACACAGTTGCAGTTGCTGAAACTGACGACTCTGTTCTAGATAGTGATCAAAGAACTACTCAGTGGAACGGCACGATTAACAGTGAATTTATTGTTACATTTAGCAGCGTTGATGCAATGAGACACTTTTTTAATGCAGGCGGCGAAATACAAATACAAGGCGAATGTGACTACAGTGGTACACCACTAGATGGAAGTAGAAACGGTTTATGGGAAAATATGCTAGGAAGTCCTGGTTTGATAAGATTCGGTAGCACCTACACAACACTTGATGGAAATACTTCTAATGTTACTTTTCCAGACGGCGCAATAGGTTTTAGACAGCTAACAACGTCCAATCAGATTCTATTTAAAAGATCTGCTAGTGCAGGAACTTACGGCGATAGCTATTGGCAGATCGAAGGAAGACTAGATCCAAATAATACACAAAGACTTAGATTTGTAGTTACTTTAGTAGACGATGGTCCAGAAAGCAATCCAGACGAAGGGGATAAAGGATCTATTGAACCTGGTGTAGTCGAACCAATTACTGCACCTATTTTCTTTGATTACGGTGCTAGAAGAGCACTTTCAACAACTTTCGAAAGCAACGGTACTACAAGACGTTTTGAAATTCCGTTTCCGTCTTTGGTAAGAACAAATACCTTCGAATAATTCTTGACAAACTACTCCTAATAGTGTATTATATACATAAAGTAGGAGTAACTATGGATTCGTCTCTCGAAAAAGCACTAAAATTTTCTAATTATATGGCTACGCTTGATAATCAAAAGCGTATTATCTTAGAAAAATTTCAAGAACAAACAGTTTACTATTTCAACGGTGGGCAATTTACTGTCGACTTAACATTACTTAGTTATGTAAACATACTACTAAGTTCTACTAGCACTGGCGTTTTGCTAGATGACAAAAAAATTCCTATTTTAGTAACCGACCTTGCAAAATTTTATCAAGATATATTTGATACATATCATAATTCGTTAACCAATTACTATAACGAATACGAACAACTGAAAAAATCTCGTACTGTGGAGAAATTGGTTGAGCTCTAAAGGTATTTTGCTATTTGCAAGAAATAATACAGAAATAGATTATATAAAGCAGGCAAAATTTTTAGCTCAACGAGCAAAAGAATATTTAGATTTGCCAGTATCCATAGTTACGGACACTGCAAATACAGACTTAGACGGCTTCGACAAAGTTATTACAGTTTCGTCAGACGAGAATAACGTAAAATCTTTTTATGACGGGCAAAACTATAAAAGTAATATACAATGGAAAAACAGTTTAAGGACACAAGCATATAATCTAACACCATACGATGAAACGCTGTTATTAGATACAGACATAGTAATCTGTAATAGCAATTTTGCCGAGTGCTTTGATAATTTTGAAGATTTTCAAATATATAAAAATTCAATTGACTTAGTAGATCGAGAAACTGATTTAGAATTTCTAAGATTAGCCGACAGTGGTATTGATTTTTATTGGGCAACTTGTGTGTTTTTTAGAAAAACTGCTGTTAACAAGCTGTTCTTTGATCTACTAATACATATAGAACAAAATTGGGATCATTATGTAAAAGCATACGGAATTTTAACTTCTAATTTCCGCAACGATTATGTTTTTAGTATCGGCATCCATATTATAAACGGATTTAAACCAGGATCTTTTGCTAAGTCTTTACCTGGTAAGCTTTATCATATCACCGATAAGAGTGTTTTGAAAGAAATTAAAAACGAAGAATTATTGCTACTGTTAGAGGACCCAACTGATACTCAAAACAACACTCTTCTAAGAACAAAAGGTATCAATGTTCATGCCATGAATAAATTTAGTCTTAATAGGTGTATAGATGAGCAGTAGAGGATTTTTAGTATTCGCAGAAGGAGAGCAATATGCAAGGCAGGCGTACTTGTTAGCTCTGTCTCTAAAATTTAAAAATAACTATCCTGTAAGCATTGTTACAAATGAAGCAGTAAAGGATAACATTTTTGATCAAGTTATTTCATACGATACAGCAGATACAGGCAGATATAGAACATCTATCAGATCTCGTGCATATGAACTTAGTCCTTATGATGAAACAATAGTACTGGATTCTGATTGTATTGTTTTAACCTGTTTAGATTATTTTTGGAATCTGATGCATAGAGACCTGTACTATCCGACCAGTGTATACTCTTATAGAAAAGAGTTAGTAACAAACGATTTCTACAGAAAAACGTTTACAGCAAATAGCTTGCCTAATTGCTATAATGCATTTTTTTATTTTAAGAAAACAGAAGTTAACAAAACCTTTTATGATCTGTTAAATCTTATTAACGAAAACTGGAAGGAGTTTTACACTGCACATTGTAAAGTGCATACACCCACGGAACCCAGTATGGATGTAAACACTGCTATAGCTCTTAAAATCTCAGGCTATAAAGAAACTTCTCTTACAGCACCATTTCTTGTGCATATGAAACCTTTGATACAAAATTGGAAACAACCGTCTGAGATGTGGACTCACAAACTGGGTGTATATGTTAACCAATACTGTCAAGTAAAACTCGGCAGCTACACACAAGACACTGTTCTTCATTATGTTGAAGATGACTTTGTAACAGATACAATAATCGAAAGGTTTGAAAAATGCGCGATCCTTTAATAACAGTTGTATTTGATAAAGATACAGGCAAAATTAAAAGAATGGGCCCTTCTTTAAAAGTTGAAAATTCTATAGAGGTTCCGTTAAGCAAAATAATTGGACTTAAAAACGGAACAGACAATAGGCTAGATTACAAGGTAAAATATGATGTACAGCAAAGAAAGTACACTATTGTTAAACGCAGAAAAATAACTACGGTTACTGCACTAGAATTGTTATACGAAATACCTTATAGTTCCGAAGCAGAACTACAAATAATACAAAATTGCGCAAAGAAACAGTGGCAAATAAAATTAGATTCTACTTTACGTAAAACACTAAAAGAAAATAACCTAAACACAGATCAGACTGTATTTTTCAGTATAACTGATGTAGGCGATGTTAATGTGTTATACAAGTACTTTTCGATTCAAATGAGCGAGCTAATAAACAGCGAAGTTGTAGAGCTTGATTTCACAATGCCATTCGAACAGGACAAAACAGAAGTAAGTATCTTTACAAGAAAAATTTTTAACAGTTATGGCTATGAGGTAATAAATGAAATTTAGAGTTGCAGACTACGATGTAGTATACTTGTCGTACGACGAACCCAATGCAGAAAAAAATTACGCAGACCTTTGTTCTAAGATTCCGTGGGCAAAGCGTGTGCATGGAGTACACGGAAGCGATGCTGCTCATAAAGCATGTGCTGAGATAAGCGAAACTGATAGACTAATTATAGTTGATGGCGACAATGTTGTTAACAAAGATTTTTTAAATCAAGAATTTGACATTGATGCTTCAGTTGATATGAACAAAACAGTCATCAGCTGGACTGCAAGAAATATTATCAACGGACTAGTGTACGGCAACGGCGGTATTAAAAGTTGGCCAAAGAATCTAGTTCTTAAAATGAAAACACACGAAAATGCCGCAGTTGATAACATACATGCACAAGTAGATTTTTGCTGGGATGTAAACTATTTTCATATGCCTGGTTGTTACAGCGAAATTTATAACAATGCTACTGCACAACAGGCGTGGCGAGCTGGATTTAGAGAAGGTGTAAAAATGTCTTTAAACGAAGGCATTAAAGTTCCTAAAGAAAACATTAAAAAATTACACTGGAAAAATCTACACCGATTGTATGTTTGGTTAATGACAGGCGCTGATGTACAGAACGGCAACTGGGCAATTTACGGAGCACGACAGGGCTTGTACATGACTGCATGTACAGACTGGAATTACATCAATGTTCGAGATTTTGAATATCTTAATACGTTATGGAAGCAGGAAGCAACCAAGGAAGACTGTTTAGATCAACATATAGAATCTGTAGGATCTGCATTAATTAACGAACTAGATATTCCTATTGATAGCATTCCTCTAAGTGCAAACCAAAGCAAGTTTTTTAAAACAGTTTATGTTAATCCTACTAGAGCGTCTAGTAAAAATATTTCGCAGCGAAATAGTTTAGGAAATGAAACTTACGATATAGTGTTTATCAGTTATAACGAACCAAATGCCGACACTAATTGGCAGGCCCTAAAATCTCGATTCCCAAGAGCAAAAAGAGTTCACGGAGTAAAAGGAATACACCAGGCACATATAGAAGCAGCTAAACAATGTGATACAGATATGTTTTGGATAGTAGATGGCGATGCGTGTATAAAAGAAGATTTTAATTTTGATTACATTGTGCCAGAAAAGGAAAAAGATTTTGTTCACGTATGGAGATGTGAAAATAGAGTAAAGGGACTAGAGTATGGCTACGGCGGCGTAAAACTGTTTCCAAGAATTGCTACTATCGAAATGGATATATCAAAGCCGGACATGACTACTAGTATTAGCCCGCACTTCAAACCTGTTAAAGAAGTTGCAAACAGCACAGAGTTTAATACTGACCCTTTTAGTGCTTGGAAAAGTGGATTTAGGGAATGTGCAAAACTAGCAAGTAAGGTAATAGATCGTCAAAAAGATATCGAGACAGAGCTACGACTAAACATATGGTGCAGCGATAAAGGCAAAGATGAACCGTACGGAGAATACGTGACAGACGGCGCTCGCAGCGGAAGAGCATATGGCGAACAAAATCGTAATAATCTAAATGCACTAAAATTAATTAACAACTTTGATTGGCTAAAGGAGCAATTTGATGCTAGAAATACATGAGCTATTGGACAGATATGAACTGTTGTTTCCTAACAATCAACAGCTGACTAATTTAAGGCGAGCATATGTAGACAAAGATCTCAACAGTGTATTTAGACTTACAAATGCCAACGAAGAATTGCGTAAAGCAGTGGTCGAAAAGAATTTACACAGTTTGTTTAGAATTATCGGAGACGCTACTGTAAAAGGCGATGGCGACGATCTTCGAAAAGTTATGCTAGAACAAAATTTACACAGTCTGTTTAGACTAGTTAATAATGACGAATTACGCAAAGCTGTTGTAGAGGAAAACTTACATAGTATTTTTAGATTCATATACGATGAAGATTCTAGAAAACTAATACTCGAAGACAATATATGGAAATTATTCACGGTATTAGAACGACACTGTTCTACGGAATTTACAGCAGCATTTAAACGAATTGTAGTAAACGACGTAGTAATAGCAAACGATTGTTTTAGTCGAGGACAGTTAAAAAGTAAATTGTGGCTTGTAGAAGAATTAAAAAATACCGGAAGATCCTTGGGCACAGTGTATTTGTGTGCAGGGTGGTATGCTAGTCTTGCCACAATGTTGTTTGAAAACAATTTTCATATTGATAAAATTAGAAGCTTCGACATTGACGAAAGTTGTGCTGCGATAGCCGAAACATTTAATAAAAAGTGGCTAACAGATCAATGGAAATTCAAAGCTACTACAAGAGATATTTTTGATATCGACTACGATTACCATTGCTACAAAAGTATTAAATCGGACGGAACAGAGTGCGAACTAGTAGACAGTCCGACCACTATAATTAATACCAGCTGTGAGCACATAGCGGATTTTGATAACTGGTACAACAAAATTCCAGAAGGAAAGTTAGTGGTACTACAAACTAACAATTTCTTTGAAATTGAAGATCACGTTAACTGTTCGAATTCTGTTGAAGAGTTCAGCAAGAATACTCCCATGAAACAGGTCATTTATCAAGGAGAACTTGATTTAGGACAATACAAAAGGTTCATGAAAATTGGAATTAGATAAGCTAACTTTACGGGAACTGCAAACAGAAAGTGCCAGAGCACTAAGTACTATGCAGGCTACAAATAACAACATACAACAGTTTAATAAGCGAGCGCACCACAACAGTCAAAACTGGTATAAAGCTGTTATAGAATGGTATGTAGAACAATACGGAGATTTGCCCAGCAAAGTCGGTCCTGGTAAAACTGTCAAACTTGCAATGGAAGATTAATGTACAAGTACGAAGATATAAAAACAATACATCTAGAGATAACACAGAATTGTCAGGCTTCCTGCCCGATGTGTGACCGCAATATGAATGGCGGAGAAATTAATCCTCATATTAATCTTGACGAACTTACATTGGAAGATTGCCAACAAATATTTAAACCTGATTTTATAAAGCAACTAAAAACCATGTACATGTGTGGCAATTTAGGAGATCCTATAGTTGCAAAAGATACGCTCGAAATATTCAAATATTTTAGAGAACAAAATCCGCATATGTGGCTTAGTATGAATACTAATGCAGGAGCAAGAGATACGGAGTGGTGGACAGAACTTGCACAAGTTTTCGGCAGAATGGGTGCTGTTATTTTTAGTGTTGACGGATTGCGTGATACCAATCACATTTATCGACAAGGTGTTAACTGGGATAATGTAGTACGCAGCGCCCGTGCATTTATCGATGCGGGAGGAAGAGCTCGTTGGGATTTTATAGTATTTGATCACAATCAGCATCAAGTAGAACAAGCAGAAAAAATTGCGAAAGAATGGGGATTCGAAAAATTTATAGCTAAAAAGACAGGAAGGTTTGTTGATGCAAATACTAATAGAAAAGATTCGCATCAAGCAGTTAATCGCAAAGGTCAAAAAACAAGCGAAATTAAAAAGCCCAATGAAAAATATCTAAATAAAGCTCTAACCAAGCAAGAAGCTATCATACAAAAATACGGAACAATGGATGCTTATTATGATGCTACACCAGTTCGTTGTAAAGTAAAACAAGAAGGAAGTCTTTTTATTACAGCAGAAGGAATGGCTCTGCCCTGTTGTTGGACGGCTGGCAGAATGTATAAATGGTGGCACGAAGATCCTAAGCAGGAACAAATTTGGAAATTTATTGATCAGTCAGGCGGAAAGGATGCACTAGACGCTCGCAAAGGATTAGATAAAGTTTTTGAAACAGGAATTTTCGATCTAATAGAAAAAAGTTGGAGCTCACCGTCTTGCTCTAACGGTAAATTAAAAGTATGCAGTGTAAAATGCGGAGCAGAATTTGATCCGTTTACGGAGCAATTTAAATGAAATACATAAGAAAAATCGAACTAGAAATTACCAGTAAGTGCAATGCTGCTTGCCCGGGTTGTGCCAGAACACTAAACGCAGATAAACTTACTCTGCAAAGTTTTAGCCTGGCGGATATCAAGCGACTATTTCCTACAAAAAATGACATCGTTAATAGAGAATTTAAATTTTGTGGAGTACTTGGAGACCCGGCAGTGAATAATGAATGTGTAGACATGGTTTCCTACTTAACAAGTAACGGTGCGTATTGTGAGTTAAGCACTAACGGTGGGTATCAAACTGCGGACTGGTGGCATAGACTGGGAACAATAGCCAGCGAATATCCAGGAAAGGTACATATACATTTTTGTGTCGACGGACACAAGGAAACTAATCACATTTACAGGGTAAACACTAAGTTTGATATAATAGAGCGCAATATGACAGCATACGCAGATGCTGCGCCTCCTAGTAGCGCAACTTGGATTTATATTATGTTTGATCATAATGAGCATGAATTAGATGTTGCTAAAGACCATGCAAAAAAGTTAAATTTTGATTTTGCAACTAGAACGGGTATGCGAAACAGTTATCATGATTGGATAGCTGTGCTGAAGAAAAAACAAGACAAGAAAATAGTAGAAAAGACACAAACAATTACTACTACTGGAGCCAAAGAACACAGTAAAGTTGAAGTAGTAAGAGAGCTTGATAGATTCATAGAAGAATATCAAACCAGTAGTGTTGACGAAGAAAAAATAAAAGCAATAACTGATAGCATAGTCTGTAAATATGTACACGAAAGTGAAATATTTATAGCTAGTGATCTCACAATGTGGCCCTGCTGTTTTCTCTGGGATAGTGCATTTAAGAACAAAGAAAACATCCTGGAAAAACTAGGACAATTTGATCCAGAATGGAACAGTTTAAAAAAGCATTCTATACAAGAAGTAATGGATCATCCTTGGTACGAAAAGCTTTTAGAAGCTAGTTGGAATCCTTATCACAATCTTCATCTAGCAAGGTGCATTAAAACTTGCGCAAAAAATAAAGCGTATCATAACGAAATAAACTACATAGTTAATTAGGTAAGTACTTGTATGAGCAAAAAAGTATCCGACACATGGTGTATTTTACCGTGGGTGCATCTAAGCACTCGCCCAGATGGAAGTATGAGAGTATGTTGTACAGCTAATGCTAGTTCTGTTGGAGCAACCAACGACAAAGAGCACGGCGGACAAGTAGGCATACTTAAAACCGACGATGGCAAGCCTAACAATTTAAATGTTAGCGATTTTGAAACAGCTTGGAACAGCACTTATATGAAAAATGTTCGCAAGCAAATGCTCAACGGCGAAATGCCGCCCAGCTGCATGAAATGTTACAAAGAAGAAGCTGCTGGACATAACTCTAAGCGTATGTGGGAAACTGCATATTGGAGTGAACGAGTAGATGTAGATAATTTAATTGCTAACACACAAGAAGATGGCAGCGTTCCTCCTCAACTTGCCTACATTGATTTACGATTTGGAACTAAGTGTCAATTAGCCTGTGTAATGTGTTCACCTCACGATAGTTCAGGGTGGATCAAAGATTGGCAAGCAATTTATCCAGAAGTTAAAAATCCAAACCTAAAAGAAACAATGCAGTGGAAGGATAAAGGCAGTTACAATGGCAGTAGTTATAACTGGCACAAAGCTAATCCTACATTCTGGAAACAGTTCTATGAACAAATGCCCAACATGCAACAGATTTATTTTGCAGGAGGCGAAAGCTTAATTATTGAGGAACATTATGAAATACTTGAAGAAGCAATACGTCAGGGTCATGCGAAGAACCTGGAACTTCGATATAACAGTAACGGAGTTGAATGGCGAGACGATTTATTCGACTTATGGAAAGAATTTAAGCTAGTTCGTTTTCATTACAGTGTTGATGATATAATGGAAAGAAACGAATATATTCGATATCCTAGCATCTGGGAAAGAACCAAAGAAGTGTTTCACATCCTTGACAAAGAAACTTCGGATAATGTAGAAGTAACAGTTGCATGTGCAGTACAGGCGCTAAACATATACTATATTCCAGACTTTATTAAATGGAAACTGCAAGAAGGATTTCGTAAGATTAATATGTGGCCCTTTGGCGCAGGCGGTGTTAATTATCACTTTGTGTATCATCCTCCTCACCTTAATGTTAAAGTATTGCCAAAGTGGTTCAAGGAAGAATGTCGTCGCAAGTATGAGGAATTTTACCCTTGGTGGGAAGAGAACTGGGAGCTGGGAGTTCCCAGCTGGCATAAAGGCAAAGTTACCAAAGAACAGTTTATGGACGCCAGCTACGGAATTAAGCGACTAGAAGGTATGCTTAAATTTATGGAAAGCGAAGACTGGAGTGTCAGGTTGCCTGAAATGCAAGAATTTTTACAACGCTGTGATACTCAAAGAAATGTAAACTTTGCTGAAATCTTTCCTGAAATGAAGGAGATTTTTAATGTCAAATAGCATAGTGTGTCCTTACGCACTGGGAGGCATTAATTATAAAAACGGATTTGTTACCAGCTGCCCACAACAATCAGACGAGCTGTATATTATTGAAGACAGTGTAAAACCTTCTGATATTATAAACAGCCCGGGTTTCCTGAAGCATCGAAAAGAAATGATGTCAGGCACTTGGAGTCAAGGGTGCCATCTGTGTAAGGAAGCAGAAGAAATTGGCAGTCAAAGTATGCGACATGATTTTGATCATGTTTTGGATAGAGTAGTAGATTTAAATTTATATGATTCTGATACTGGAGAAATTGATTTTGCTTCTTTGAGACATGTCGAAATAAGATTCAGCAACAGTTGTAACATGGCGTGCTTGCATTGTTCTGATGTGTATAGCTCAGGCTGGATGACGAAATTAAAACACTACGAAGCAGACGAAGAAGATCGAAAACATAAACTTATCCAGTTGACTAGAGAATTTCATAAAACTGATAAAAATATGAATTTGTCAATTTCTATAAGCATAGAGCAAATGGAAGAACTTGTTAGTGATTTGAATAAAAATTTTCCTAACATTATGAAAATTGATTTTGCCGGCGGAGAAGTATTGTATCAGAAACAATTTTTTCCTTGCCTAGAACTTCTTGCACAACACCCTAATGCTGCAAACATAAGATTAGCGTTTCATTCTAATTTTAATGCTAAATTTGATCCAGTAAAACTAAGCAAACTGTTAGAACCGTTTGATAGAAGTATAATTCATATGAGCCTTGATGCAGGCAAAAATATTTATGGTTATTTTAGAACAGGAGACTGGGATAAGTTAACAGAAAATGTTCGAGTTTTTAGAGAGATAGATAAAAAATCAGAGCTTAATATAGTGTGTACCACAAGTGCATATCAGATTATGGATATTGAAAACATATTTGAGTCTTTTATGGAGCTTGATGTAAACTTTATAGACTGTTCTATTGTATATACTCCTAGATATATGAATCCGTCTCTTATGGCTCTGTATTTTGCAGACGAAGTTAAAGCTGATATACAAAAAGCTAAAGATGTTGTTGAACGGGAAAGACAAAAAAGATTTGCTAATTTAGATCAGCATACTTACAGAAGGTCTTGGAATCCCCGTAAAAGAGAATTTACAGATTTAAGAACTGCCCTTGAAGGATTGAATGAAGTCGAACACTATGTTTTCAATAATCATGTGTCTCAAGCACAGTGGGAAGCGTTTATGGTATATATTAGAAAAACAGATAAGATATGGCAACAGAAGTTTAATGAGCACATGGTTAATTATAAATTTAACGGAACAAATATAGAGAGAATCGAGCATGTTTGATGCAAACAATCACTTATACGATAGCATTCGCAACGACTTAATTGTTGAAAGATTTAATCACTTAGATATTGCTTTTAATTCTTCTTGGAAAAGAGTCGGCGTAAATTTAAGTGGCGGCGCAGATAGTGCGTTGTTAACATATTTTTTGTGTACAATTATAGAAAAGCACAATCTCGAAACAAAAATTGATGTTATAACTTATCAGAGATGTTGGGAAACACGACCTTGGCAAGGCTATATTAGTAAACAAGTGTATCAATGGTTTAAAGACAGATTTCCTAACATAATTGAAAATAGAATAACAACCTATATTCCTCCGGAATTAGAGCACGGCGTGATCGGACCGATAATACACGGAAGAAGCGGTGACCAGATTATAGTAGGAAGTTTTAATAAGTTTGCTGCTTGGGAAAATAAACATGACGCAGTGTTTAATGCTACTAGTAAGAATCCGGATGCAACTAGAGCAGATCGTATGACTAATAGAGACAAGGATGCAGACCAAGGTATACCGGAAGATGTATGGGTCTACAGTGGGAAAGTTAATGCAGTTATGGCTCATCCATTTCGTTTTGTAAAAAAAGATTGGATAGTGGCACAATATCATCTTTACAATATTACAGATTTGTATTATAATACACGTAGCTGTGAAGGAGACATCGAGCAGCACGAAATTATTAAAGAAGTTTGTGGAAGTTTTAAGGATTACAAGCCGGGTATGGAAATCCCTGAATGTAAACAGTGCTGGTGGTGTGAAGAAAGAGACTGGGCTGATTCTCGATTAGACGATATGGTTAAAGAAATTAAAAATGGCTAATACTTTTTGTCCTATTCCTTGGATATTTCAAGCTGCAAGAGCCAACGGCGACTTACGAGTCTGCTGTCAAGCCAACGTGACAAAAAATCGCGGAGTTATTCGAAAAGAAGATGGCTCGGCATATAATGCAGGTGCAGACAGTCTCGACGAAGCTCGCAATGCAGAACTAATGAAAGAAATGCGCTTAAACATGCTCAATGGAGTGTGGAATAGCGAGTGCGGACGCTGTTTGTCTGAGGAACAGTCTGGACTTAACAGCCGTAGACAATACGAACAAGAGCAATGGGATTACACACTAGAGCAAGCTCGTTCGGAAACTGCACAGGATGGCACTATTGACGTTAACCGTACACCTGTCAAGTACTACGATTTACGTTTTGGTAATTTTTGTAACCTAAAGTGCCGCATGTGTGGACCGACAGATTCAAATGCGTGGTACGACGACTGGATCAAACTAACCGGATCTAACTTCTTTAAAGAAACTAGCGGAGATGTAGAAATTAAAGAAGTGAACGGAAAATTGTGTGCAACTGAATATGATTGGCCAAATCACGAACCGTTCTGGGAGTACCTAGAAAAGCATATAGATAACATACGGCACATATACTTTGCCGGCGGCGAACCTATGTTAATAGAGCGTCATTATAACTTCCTGCAAAAATGTATAGACCAAAATGCTGCCGGTAACATAATAATAGAATATAACACTAACATGAGTACACTGCCTCCGCGTGTATCTAAAATGTGGAAGAATTTTAGACAAGTGCGTGTCGGAGCAAGTATAGACGGATACGGAAAGGTTTTAGAGTATCAAAGATATCCGGCTAAATGGGAAAAGCTCTATAAGAATCTTCAAGCACTAGATAACATGCCCGATAACATATACGGATGGCTTGCTTATACAGTAACAGCATATAATGTTAATCATATGATAGATTTTATGAAATGGAAACTAACTGAAAGTGGTTTCACAAAAATAAACTCTAGTAAACGACGTCCTATTATAACACACCATGTTGCACATCACCCGCAGCATTTAAATATCAGAGTTCTTCCAGACGAAGCCAAAGCTAAACTAACTCAGAGATTTAATGATTTTGTAGAGTGGGTAAAAGAAAACAACTTCGACGAACACACTGTTAAACAAGCACAGAGCATCGCACAGGGCGTGTGTAAGTACATGAACAGTGATAGCTACCACAGTACCCACTGGCATGAGTTTGTACGCTACACGAAGCAATTAGACGCTATACGCGGCGAAAATTTAACAGACGTAGAACCAGCATTCAAGGATTATACAAATGAGTTTTGATACAATTGACCTATTGACCGGAAAAGTATTTCAGGTAACTTGGGACACCGGTAGACGCTGTAACTACGATTGCAGTTATTGTCCAGCACACCGACACGACAACTTTAGCAAACACGCTACACTCGATGAACTTAAAAACAATACAGACTTTTTGTTTGAGTACATTGACTTGTACATGCAGCATCGATTGTTTAAGGAAGCAAACATCGGATTTACAGGAGGAGAACCAACAGTAAACCCGAACTTTATTCCTTTTGCGCAGTACCTTAAACAACAATACGAAGAAAAATATAAACATCGTTGGAGTTGCGGTTTTGCTCTTACTACAAACGGAGCAATGGGTAAAAAGATGGCTACTGCTGTGATGGAAAATTTTGGACATGCTACAGTCAGTTATCATGCTGAAAGTGATAATAAACTCAAACAGCAAGTTAGAGATCGTATAGTACAATTTCATACTGAAGGGCCTGCACACGACTTTACAGTTAGTGTAAATGTAATGTTTCACGCGGCATATTTCGATGAATGTAAAGACCTTTGTGAATTTCTCGATGCGCACGGCGTAAAATATGTTCCTAGAGTTATCGGAGAAGAACCAGATAGTCGTAGTAGCTTTGCACATACCTACACTGAAGAACAGATAGACTATATGAAAAACTACTGGAAGTATAGGAATGAACGCCTAAACGGAAAAAAACAAGATTTAGAAGAAAGCAAGATACTTAGTGCCGCGAGCGAAAAAACAACCGAAAAGAAAAAACTAGGTATGTCTATCGGCAGACCTTGCTGCGGTAGTAGAGAAATGTGTCTTAGCCTTAAAGGCGAAAGTAGAAAAAGCACATTTGTAGACATGAGAGAATTCAAAGGCTGGCAGTGTAGTGTAAATTGGTTTTTCCTACATCTAGAACAGCAAACAGATTTAGTTTACCATCATCAAACCTGCCAAGCACGCTTTGATGGCACAAGAGGTGCTATAGGCAAAATTAGCGAAGGTAAGAAGATTATTGAAGACTTACGAGAAAAACTTCAAACTGGAACTATGCCGACAATTACTTGTCCTAAACATACCTGTGGCTGTGGACTATGTGCTCCGAAGAGCAAATACGAACAGAATTACATAGATGTAGTTAAAGGACATTTTAATATAGATGTACTCGAACCTATAGCAGAGGACAAGAATGGATAAAAGAAAGCACGGCTGCGACTTACCATTCCATCATTTAGCTACACGGCCCGATGGCAGAATATTTCCATGCTGTTACTTTCGATGGGAAGAAACTCCTGACGACTTAACAGTAGACCATCCGGATCCATTTAACCATCCGTTTCTTGTAGACTTAAGAAACAAGATGCTAAAAGATGAATACAACAAAGGTTGCAGTAAGTGCTATGCAGACGAAGCAACTAGCGGACACAGTATGCGTCTCGATATGAATCAAGTAACGCATTTTGGATTCCCGGAAGAAGGCAGAGGTAAAATACCAAAGCTAACTAATATTGATTTAACTTTTAGCAATGTCTGCAATAACAAATGTAGAATGTGCGGTCCTGAACTTAGCACAAGTTGGTACAGCGATGCAAAAAAGTTAGGCATTAAACATAGCGGTATTATTGCTAAAAATACCATACTTGACGATTATGATTTGTCAGAACTAAGATTTATTAAACTTCTTGGCGGCGAGCCGTTAATGGAAGAAGCTAAACTGATAGACCTATTAAAAAAGTGTAACAGACAAGAACTTACACTGCTGTTAATTACAAATGCCACTATAAAACCAAAAGGCGAGTTATACGACTTGCTGCGAGAAGTTAAAAAGCTTAAAGTGGAATTGAGTGTAGACAGTTACGGAACACTAAATGATTTCTTGAGAAAAGGTAGTCTTTGGAATGAAGTAGAATCTAATATACTATGGTTTAAAG